AATACTATGCCCGCCTCGGTTTTATACCCTAGGAACCCAAAAAATTGCATACAGAAGGACAAAGGAACCCATATGTTGACACATATAATCCCTAAAGAATACCATATTTACACTTTAAACCCCTGACTGCTTTTTTGACCAGTCAAAACTAGCAAAACGACGTCGTTTTGATTAAATTCAATTTCAATATATATTTATTTATTTATTATTTCAAAATCTGAACAGAGTGCCCCTGCGGGGCCTTGAGATTTTTAAAATATATTCTATCTGTTTTATTAATAATATTTCTTTTTTTTTTCATTTCATTCCTTCTTTTTTTAAAGAAGCAAAATATAAATATAAAAACAATAATTAATCCACGTATTCTTCACATTTTATTTCACCAATGTGATGTTTAAGACAAACACCACAGGGAGTACAAGGGATTACATGGACTCTATCAATGCTAATCTTCTCAAAATCAGGGAGAAAATTAGACATAACTACTACATGAATACAATTAACTAGCGGAGCCATTAAAGGCTCATACTTATTACTAACTATTAATCTATCCTTAAACATTTCAATTAAACTATACTGAAGATAATCCCTCTTATCACGAGGGATATCAAATACAATATTATTTCCTAAACACCCTATGTACTGGTAAGCTACATTATCTGCAGATCCTCCACGTGTATAGAACCAGGATCCAGATCTGTACAGATCTCTGGCAAATGTGGATTTGCCTTCACCACCAGTGGGTCCATAAACCCAGAAGATAGTGCGGTCATCTGGGTCCCTCCCAAGGAGCGTCTTCAGGCGCAGTTGCCAAGATTTCAAATTTGAAATTTGAATTTCAGCTACAGTAGCCTGGAATTCTTCCTCAGCAAGCTTGGCCTTAACTCGCCGGAATACTGACGGATTTTCCTCAGCCATTCTTACCGGACTTCTAATTACAAGTTCCCGTTGTCTGCGCCTGTGGGAACCACTAGGGCAATAATCCCCAAATTCAAAGGGACCGGAAACCCTAGTTTCCTCCTTCATACAGTAATCACGGGCATCATCTGATCTCCGTGCACGCTGTTTCTCCAGATGGGGATTCAGGTCACCAAACAACGACTTAACCTGGTTAAGGGTACGTTTACCCTTCAATTGCAGGTAACCCTGCAGATGACGACGCTTGCTCGTCGGACACTCTTCCTCCTGCCAGCAGGCGTAACTAACGTGTGTGTTCTCGAACACAGCACACAGATCAGGGAGAGAAGCACTGAAATAGACGGTGAAACACCAAAACACTGACGTGACCGCAGGCATAATTTTTTCTTTTTAGAGAGAGAGGCACGCTTATCGCACGGGGGTTCCAAGGTGAGGGGTGCCGAGGCGGGGT